AGGTCGATCACGGCCCGGTTGTTGTCCCAGGTGATGTCGCGGACGTTGTAGGGTTTGCCGTCGCCATGCATGTCGCGCAGCTGCCAGTCGTTGCCGATCTCTTTTGCCGCGGCCGACATGCGGATCCGGACCAGCATTGGCTCGCGGCTTGCAAGCCTGGCCGCCATGACCTGTTCGGATCCGCGCAGGAACAGAAACTGCGCGCGCGCCTGGAACTGTTCCTGCCAATCGCCTGCGACCTCGTTGCCATAGCCGTCGTCGACCATCGCGCGCCTGTCGAAGGCGACCCGTTGCTCGAGCCGTCCGGATCCTGTTTGCTCGAGCCGTTCCATCAGGCGAGCGCCGGGTCGCGGTAGCGGTGCAGCAGCGATGTGACGGTCTTCGGCAGGTAGCCCATCGCCACCGCGTTGTCGGTGTCGCCGGCGGCGCGATCATCGTAGAGCTTCGACAGCATGATCTCGACTGCCGCAGCCACCGGTGGCGGCACGGTGGCGTCGGTCCAGTCGACGATCGAAGGATCTTCAGGATCCGGCGTGCCGATGGTTTTCTTGATGTAGTCGAGCACGATCGCCGAGGCCTGGTCGATCTTGCGCGTGATGTCGGCGTCGTCGTCCGCATGGTCGACGCGCAAATGTTTCTTGGCTACATCAAGCGTGAGCAGCGCCATTTGCCTTTGCCTTTCCTTCCCTGACTGCGCCATCCCTGCCGTCGCGGCCGCGCTTGGCGGCCAGCGTCCAGGCGGTCGACCCGTCCCCGGGCTTTTCCTCGGTGGCGGCGTTGCAGTGCCACATCGAGCCGCCGAACGTGACGACATCGCCGCGCACGTAGGCCTTTTCTGGTCGGTAGACGTCGCGGTAGATCGGCACCGGGAACACCACCGGAAATTCTTTCACCAGGTCGCCGCGAGCAAAGCGCAGGATCACCGTGCGCTCGCCGTCGTGCTCGACGGTGAGGTCGTCGAAGCCGAGGCCGTCCTTGCCAGGCTCGCCGGGCAAAGCATCCTTACCGGGATCGCCTTTCAGCGGTTTCCGGTCTTCGATCACGGCCAGCTTGATCTCGATCGGCTTCAGCGTCCGCTCGACGTAGGCTCTCACCGCCTCGACGATTTCCAGGCCGAACGCCTTCCCGTCAAACATGGCGCAATCCTTCCCGGATCGTGGCGAGCGCGGCTTTTGCCTCGGCCGCCGGCGGCACGTCGTCGTTGGCTGGTGCAGCCGGCGCTGGCGCGGCCGGCTTGGAGAACGGATCGTCGCGGTCGCGCTTGTCGAGCGCGGCCAGCCCGAAATTCTGCTGCTGCAGGTACGGCGTGTCGCCGCCCGTGACCGGCTTGAGGTCGAACTGCCGGCGCGCCTCGTTGGGCTTCAGGAAGCCGGCGCCGATCGCATCGGCCGCCGCCTTGACCTTGGCCGCGGTATCCATCCGCAGCAGCCCCTCGAGGTCGAACTCGGTGCCATATGGCCGCGGCAGCTCGAGGCCCTCGTCGAGGCACAGCTCGGCGTTCTCGATCAGGCTTTGCAGGCACTGCGCATAGTACTGCTGGTTGAGCGCCTCGATGTTGTTGTAGCTCGGTGCGGTGGCGACGCCGATCATGTAGGGCGGCACGTGGAAGCACGAGCAAACCGTCTCGGCCGTCCATTTCAACTGCTCGACGAGCTGCGCGTCGACGGCGTTGACGGCCATCGGCTCATACTTGAGGCCGTCGCCCAGCACCGCCACCTTGCCGACGTTGGCGCCGGCATAGTTTACGTCCCAGTATTCCTTGAGGCGTTGCGCCGTCGTGTCCTCGATCGCGCCGGGCGCTGTCAGCACGCCGCCGGGCTGCGAGCCGTTGGCAAAGAAACTCGTCGAGTTGCCCTGGATCTTCAGGCCTTGCGTGGCCGCCAGGCCGCAGGCGTAGATCGGCGAAACGCCGACAAGCGGATGGTACAGCGGCACCATCAGGTCGTGGATGATCTCGCGCGCCGGCACAGCGACATTGTCGTTGCCATGGACGCCGGCGAGATCGTCGCGCTTCAGCTCGTAATAGACGTCGCCGTTGGGAGCGATCAGCGGTGTCACCCGCTGCGGATCCAGCACCGTCAAGGCGACGACCACGCCGCGCTGGTCGCGTTCCTTCAGGACGTAGGTGTTGCCGTAGACGAGCTTGGACGTCACCCACTGCTCGAAGAATTTTATGCGCGTCTGGTAGTGGTTCGGCTTGCGCAGCACCGGCGAGAAGGCGTTGCTTTCGGTCTCGCTCCAGATGCCGTCGGCATCCTGCTGCACCAGCTTGACGCGCAGCTTACCGATATCGGAAGCGATCAGCGTGACGCAGGCGAACACCGCCGAATAGGCGAGCACATCGCTGACGACCAGCTCGTCGTTGCGTTGCCAGGCGCCCGGGTATTGATCGCGCACCAGCAGCGGAAACCAGCCGCGGCCCGAACCGTGGCCGCCCCACACCGGCTGCAGTGTCTCCTGGCGCGCCGCCCGGGTGATCGACAGGCCGAACAGGCGCATTACTTGTCGCCCTTGGCCTTCATCTGCCGGGTTTTGTACTTGCCGTCATCCTCATCCTCGGCCGACTTCGTGGTCGTCGGCTCGGCCTTGGTCGACTTGCCTTCCTTCAGCGTGGCGCGGCCGAGCGAGATCAGCGTCTGCGCCTGCTGGTCGTTGTCGACTTCGAATTCTTCGTCCGCTTCGATAACCCGCATGCCAAAGCTGTGCGGTTTGCGAGCGATCATTGTGATTTTTGCCATCGGGATTTGCCTCCTAAGTTGCGGTGATCAGAAAGTTGACGGCGTTCGACACCAGGGCGCCGGTCGTTACCGTGAGCGCCTTCGCGCCTGGCACGGCGAACGAAGGAATCGCCACCCGCATATGCGTGTCGTCGATGAACACCGGCGCCGCCAGGTCATTGCCGTCGAGCTTGATGACACTGCCAGATGCAAAGCCGCCGCCGGTGATGGTCACCGTTGCCGCCACGTTGATCTTGGTCGACGGCGGCTCGAGGCCGAGGACGATCGGCGTGGAACCGGGCTGCACATAGAGGCCGCCGGGATGCGTTACAGGAATTCCTCTTGCCATTTGCCTGTTTTCCTTTCCGGGAAAAAGTCGGCCCGGTCGATCCGGCCGGGCCGCAAGTCTCGGGAGGTTAAACCGCGCCGGTGTAGTTGGCGCCCGTGAGGTAGGCGACAGCCTCGTTGCGCCGCCGCCGCCAGGTGATCCAGCGCTCGGCGCGGATGCCGACGCAGTTGTTCTGCCACAGCGAGAACCCCGCAGCGGTGCCGGCGACAGGCGCCGAATCCATCTGCAAGGTTGCCTCGCGAGAGGCGTCGATCGTCACCCCGCCGTCATCCGCGATCAGGATCTCGTTCGGCAGGATCATCGCGAGAATTCCCGCCGGCACCGCCTGGCTGGCAACAATCATCGCGCGGTTGACAGTGTCGCCGGTTTGCAGTGTCGGAAATTCCGGCTGGCCGAGCGGATTCTGCAGCGCGGCGAGCTGTTGCACGATGATTTCGGTGGTGATGTAGGCCGAGCCGCTGGTGCCCAAATTGGCATTCGTAAAGGCCGCCTGCAGCGCCGCCAGGTCGGCCTTGGCTGCGGCCGCACTGGTGCCGCTTGACGGGATCCCGGTCACGCCGTTGAGGATCGAGGCCGGCGACACGCTGGCAACAGCAGCGTTTGCCGGATCTATGAACTCGACGTCGAGAAACTGCGCGATCTGCTTGACCAGGTCTTCGCGCACGATCGTTTCGGCCGAAGGCGTCGACAGCCGCACCAGCTCTTCCGACAGCACGACGATGCCAGCCACCTTGTTGACGTCGAGCTGGATCATCGTGAATTTCAGCTCGCCGACCGGCTTCGGCAGCGTCTCGCCGACCCAATTGACCAGCGAACCCTGCGTCTGCACCGGGATCTTGATGTTGAACGGCACCCGCCGCAGTCCCGGTATGCGGCCGATGATGGTTGCCGGCCGCAGCAGCTCGATGAACTCGTCGGCCATCTGCCTATAAGCGACGAGCGGCTGCGCCCAGTCGGCATCGGTCGTCGTGCCCGCCGTCACCGCCGCCCTGATGATCGTCGAATCGATGAGCGCACCGCGCAGCACCTTTTCCACTTCCGGCGTCGAGTTTGACCACCGTCCTTTGGCGATCTCGGCCGCTTCCAGGATGTTGCCGTGCGCCATAGCCATGGCCATCACAAATCGGGTGAAGGCGGTACCCTTCGGCAGTTCCTGCTTGAGCTGCACAGCGGCCCTGGCCGGCTCGATGGTCTGGCCGATGGTCTGGCGCGGCTGCGTCACCTCGAGTGGCCTGGCGGCTGTCCTGTTGGTCGCCTCGAGCGCTTTGAACCGCTGCAGGTCGGCGTCGATCGCCTTGATCTCTTCCTGCAGCGTATCGAACTCTTCCTGTTCGGCCGCGTCAGTGGTGCGGCCCTCTTCGATGGTTTTCTGCATGATGTCGTTCTGCCGCGCGGCCTTGGCGGCGCGGGTTGCCTCGAAAGAGGCGATCTGTTCGGCGAGCGTCTTCATGGCGCTGCTCTCCTGTTGTTTGCGTCGGTGAGCGCCCGTGTCGCCGGGCTGGAAGAGCTTCACGATGCGCGGACCTGACGCGATCCGTTGTGCGACATCGATCGACTTGATCTGAGTGATGGTGGCGTCGGCGTTGGCCGGCACAGTTACCAGCGACAGCTCGAGCACCTCCGTTTTGATGAACCGCTGCGGACCCCAAGGATCCTTGGCGTTGAGCGGCTCGGCCTCGAGCGCGCGGAAGCCGATCGAGACGCCGCGGATCAGCCTGGCCTTGATCTCGCCCCAGGCGGTGTCGACGCGATCCTTGAGCGACGGCGGCTCGTCGATCCGCGGCAGGCTGGCCTCGAACGATATGCCGTCCTTGGTCGGCTTGCCGAATTTCACGCGGCCGACCGGCCGGCGACTGTCGTGCTGGTGCAGCAGCGGCAGATCGGCGGCGAACGAGACGCCGAGCGGCTCGACGATATCGCCCATGCGGTCCGGTGTCGGCGTCGTGGCAATGCCGCGGATGATCCTGGCATCTTCCTCGACCGATTTGACCTCGAGCAGCGAATAGGCCCGGTTCATAGCGCGCCTCCCATGACCATCATCTGATAGGCCGGCTTCCGCGCCGGCTCGGGATTGCGGCCCATCAGCATCACCGCGTCGAATGCCGCCATCAGCGGATCGATCTTGGCCTTGCCCGCCGCCTGCTTGGTGATCAGCACGGCATTGCCGCGCATCTCGACGCGGGCATTACCGACGCACCAGGCCATCAGGCCGGATCCGGAATGCCACAGCGTGCCGTCCTTCAGCTTGCGTTCCATGCCCCACACGGCGCCGGACAGCCGGTAGCCCTGGCCGATGCCGACCAACTGGCCCTCGGTGAGGCCGCGCTGGCCGAGCTCGTCGGTCAAGGCCGAGACGCCCAGCGGATCGAGCCCGACCGCGCCCTTTTCCGGCAGCAGTCCGGCCTCGGCCAGCCTGGCCACGATGTCGGCCGCCTCGACGATGTCCTGCGTGGCGTCGGCGCAGATCGTCAGATCGCCGTCGGCCTCGAAATCACGCAGCCGTGACACGATTTCCTTACGCCGCTGCAGCACGTCCGGCTGCGCCCAGGCATGCGCCCACACCAGCCAGTCGCGTGTGATGCGATCGCGGCCGATCACCGCCAGACCGAACAGATCGTCTAGGCCGCCGCCGTCGATGCCGACGACTGCCACGTCGCAGCGCGCAATCAGCTCGTCGAGCGTCAGACTGTCGTCGCCGGCGCCGGCCCAGTAGTCGGCGCCGATCCAGCGATCGCCGTGCAGCGCCTGGCCGATCTCGACGTTGAAATGCTGCGAGGCGAGCAGCGCCAGCGCTTCCGGCCCATCATGCTCGGCCGTCAGCAGCGCGTTGCGCAGAAATGTCTTATCGACCGATCGGCCGAGGTTTGGATTGATCCTCGGCCAGTATTTTTCGTCCTTCCAGCCGCCATCCTTTGCCAGTTTGAACGGCAGCTCATACAGCACCGCCAGCCGCGGCAGCTCGATCAGGCCATCGCGAACCTCCCTGGCGATCGCCAACTCGGTCTTGAACACGCCGCGCGGCGGTTCCTTCGACTGCGTGGTGATCTGGATCATGAAGCCGTCCGGCCGCGCCGCGAGCGCGCCGCGGATCTCGACGAACACGTCGGCCGCGTCGGCTTTCTTGGCGAACTCGTGCGTCTCGTCGACCAGGATCCCGGTCGACTTGGATCCGGTGATCACGTCGGTATTTGCCGCCTTGATCTGCAGCACGGCCAGCGATTGCCGATGCGTGATCGTGCGGATGTGCCGCTGTGGATGGAAAAGTTTCGTCAGCTCGGCATCGAGCCGGATGATGCCGCTCGCCTGCTTGAACGAGATATCGGCGATCTCTTTGGTCGGCGCGATCAGCAGGAACTCTGCTTCGGGCCGCCGGTTGACGATCATCGCCGTCACCATGATCGCCGCCGCATAGGTCGACTTGGAGTTTTTCTTCGGCACCAGCAGGAAGAATTCCTGCACCAGGCGCCGCTGCGCCTCGGCGTCATAGGATCCGAACAGTGCCGCCACGATATCGAAGATCCAGCCGTCGGCGACGTCGCCCAGCGGCGGATTGCCGATCACGTCCGGCAGCCGCAGACGCTTGAATATCCGCAGCGCGCGCGCCGCCTCATCGTCGAACAGTGGCAAATCCGGGACCAGCGATCGGCCGGCGAGCAGCCGCTCCTCCCAGTCCGGACATGCCGTGTTCCACATGAAACACTAGTTTCCCTAGTTTGGCCGGCTTTCCGGCACTTGCAGATCTTCGCCCCATTCGCTGTCGGCGCCGGCCGTTGCCGCGGCTGCCTTGGCCAATTGCTTCTTGCCGAGCGCCGGCGGTTTGGCGACCTTCGGCGCCATGCGATCGGCGAACGAGCTCGCCGCGCCGGCAAGCCTGGTCAAACGCTCGAGCTGCGAGATGGCCGAGAGGTTGCCCTTGCGTGCCTGCACCCACAGCATGCCGATGACGATACGTCGCTGGCAGGCCAGGCCATGGTCGAGCTGGTGACGGTAGTGCTTGCGTAAAGCGCCGAGCGTGATGTCGAGCGCCGCCGCAATGGTTGGATCGCTCTCGCCGCAGGCTTTCATCTCGCGCACTGTTCTGCGCAGCGTAGCGGTCGATCGAATGTCGGCCATGGCGAAAAATAATCCGCGCGTGAGGTCGGAGCCGCTTCCTCCCAGATCGGAAGAG